ATACCACGTCTATATCCTGTTACCTATGGTGCAGGTGGTACTATCAGTGTTAATACGGCCGTGGCATATACTGGTACATGGAATTCATACCCAAACATTGTGGCAGTAGGGCCGTTGAATAGTTTGGTTATTCAGAACACCAGCACAGGTGATAGCATTACACTGACTGCAAACATTGGTGCTAGCACTACGTATATTTTCGATTTGCGCTATGGATATAAAACCGTAGTGGACCAGCTAGGTGCCAATCAGCTGGCAAACATTAGTGCCACATCGAATCTGGCCACGTTTAATCTGGCACCAATGCCACAAGTAATTGGTGGTGTAAATACCATTTTAATTACTGCCACGGGTGGCACGTCTACAAGTGCAGTAACGCTTACGTACAATGACAGATTTATAGGAGTATAACCACCATGGCTGAACAATCAATTGGGTATGCCACTACTGGCACGGGTGATGGCCCTGCAGCAGGTTACGATTCTGCACGCATGACAGTGATCGAAGCAAAAACATTAGGCATCGGAGTGCTGTTACAAGGTAGCTATTTGGCACAATCAGGTACAGGCACTGCCACGTTAGCTATTGCAGATGGCAGTGCAGTGGTGGCCACAGGTACCACTACGGTTACTGGTGGCTATTTATACGAAAACACCAGCACTGCCAGCATTGCGGTTGGGGCCGTGGCGAATGGTACGTATTTTTTAGTTATCCTAGCCAATGAGTCTGGCGCAAGTGTGACTGTTACGCGATCAGTGGCAGGTACTACCATTACCACCAAAACCACACGACTGGCACTAGCGAGCAGCGCACAATTGACCACTGCTGCACAACCCTACATCACACTTGGCACGGTAACTGTAGCATCAGGCCTTGTGTCAGTAATCACACCTTACAATGCATTTGCCAACGGCCGCCAGCAACGCACGCAACAGTACTGCCAAGGCAGTGGTGGCACGATTTCAATGCCAAGTGCATCAACGTACTACACCATAGGAACCTATGCGAATGGTGTAAATAGTGCTGATGGCAGCATGACGTTTACTACTGCAAGTGGTGCAATCACTATTTACCAATCTGGTGTGTACCAATTTGATTTTCAGATTACATACGATAGCAACGCCACAGGTAATCGCACTGCACTATTTCTGAATCTTGGTGCATCATTCCCTGTATTGTCTGCATCACTATATGCATCTAGTAGCATTTATCGCGCGTCTGCCACCTATGCAATTACCGTAACATCAGGCACACCAAATACGTACAATCTGCAGGCATGGTCAAGTGTAGCAAGTAGAAGTGTCACTGATTCATACGTTATCTGTACACGGTTATAATTCATGGCACCACTTTATACAATGACTATTTATAATGCCAGTGGCGTGATTCAAACCATAGCCACGGATTATATGCAATTGGGAATCAGTAGGCAGGTAAACGCCATTGATGGTTTGACGTTTACCATGGCTAGCACGTCACCTAACGCGCAATACCTGCAGTATGGGTATATCGTGTCAGTGACACGACAAGATGCAGCACAAGGCATTACTGCAAGTGTTGAATTTGCTGGCATGATTCGACGTATTGCGCGCGTGGTCAGTACACAAACCATTTACCAAATCACGGCCGTGTCAATGATGGCACTGCTAGCTGATCGCGTGGTAGCATACCGTGCCAACGTGGCGAATAGAAGTGTGTTTGCTGCAGTGCCTGCCGAAACAATCCTAAAAACATTGTTCAATTACAATTGCACTACATTGGCAGTGACTGGCACCAAATCACAGCGCATCATCAATGGCAGCACCACAGGCATGACCACTGCTGCAAGTGCTGGTGGTGGTAGCACAGTAAGCATTGCCTGCAGTATGCAGAACCTACTTGATACCATGCAGAAGGTGGCCATAGGCAATGGTGGTGATTTCGATATGGTATGGACCGCACCAGCCACCTATACATTTACGTGGTATTTAGGCCAGCGTGGTACCAATCGGAGTAGTACAGTCATTCTATCAGTGGCCACTGGCACTATTGCAGAATTACAAGTAATCATTGATAAGGTGCAAGATTTTACCAACGTTATTTTAGGTGGTAGTGGCGAATCACTGGCCCGCAATATGTACAGTAGGCCTGCATCACTCAATACAGGTTTGGCGAATCGAGAACAGTTTATTGATTCGCGCAATCAGGGTGCAGGCACTACCACTGCAAATTACAACAGCATGGGTGATAGCGCACTAGCACTGCAGGCCAAAAAAGATACCGTATATATTGCCAAGCTTACGCAAAACGCAGCATTGAAATACGGCCGTGATTACTTTTTTGGTGATTTGGTCAGCATCAATGACAATGGCACGCTAGTAACGCAAAAGGTGCAAGGTGTGGAACTTAAGTTTGATAACAATGGGAGTGAATCAGTAAATGTCAAACTTGCTAACCAATAACCTATTTGATGTGATGAATGAAGTGCAGGATTTGCAGCGCGTAGAAACGCCAGGTGCATGTTTGACACTTACACGATCAGGCACACTATCAATTACCACTGCTGGCACTACTATTACCTGGCAAGTAGAAACACGAAACAATGGTTTTACATGGTCAGGCACTGAAATAACCATACCAACCAATGGTTATTACACGATCAATCTACAATACAATGCAGCAGCAGTCACCACCACTTATGCAATCTTGCGTGTTAATGGCGTTAATGTGGCATTTTTTAGCAATTCATCAGTGAACAGTACATTACACGGGTTTACCGTGATGCGCTATTTCACTGCTGATGATTTAATTGAAGCACGCGTGGTACCAGCAACGAATTCTACCATTCAAGTAATTGCAGAAAACACGGCCAGTGAGTCGCCTATACTGCATGTTGTACAAATGACAGGGAGTCTTACATGATTATTTACCGCTTACTACTGGCAGTGCCACAAATTGCATACTTGTATGTCGATGAGTTTGGCACCTATTACGACACGCCACCAGCTGATAGTTATATTGTGGATTCGCCACTACAAGAGCAGGCACTAGAAAACGTGCGTGCATATCGCAATGAGTTACTACTGCAATCAGACTATACCCAATTGCCAGATGCACCATTTACGCCAGCACAGGTAGTACAGTGGCGTGAATATCGCCAGGCACTACGTGATTACCCACAACAGATTAATGTAGAATTGTGGACTGCACCACCATGGCCTGTTGCACCACAGTAAACCTATGCTATAATTGGTTTGTCGAAATACTCCAACACGCCACACAAACGCCACGGACCGCCACGCAAACCGCATGCGTGGCGTTTGTGTGTTACAATCTATTTGCTAGTCTAGACACATCATTAAATAACGTTTCTGATCGTATAGCTGGCGCGCGTGGTACCGAAATTAATACGCGAGATAAACCCCAATCTAGTGTACATCGATTGGGGTTTATTGCGCCAAAATTGCCTATTGCAATGTATATCAAAATGATGTACAATCATGGCAGGTTATTCGCACTAGCACAGAAAAGGTGAACAACATGGCAGACAAAAAACAATACCTAATCGCCAGCAGCACTAATGAATGGTACACGCCACCAATCTACATTGAAGCAGTGCGTGATGTGTTGGGTTCAATTGAATTTGACCCATTTAGCTGCAAAGTGGCAAATACGTTGGTTCAGGCAGAACAGTACTACACGGCCGCTGATGACGCTACCACCACGCCATGGCCTGCAGCGCAAACAGTATTTGCCAATCCACCATACGAACGCGGATTGATTGGGAGATGCATCAAGGCAATTATTAAAAATTACCACACCAACAATTCAGCAACAATTGCACTGGTAAACGTGGCAGCAGATGCAAAATGGTTTCAGGAAGCATTAGGCAATTGCAGTGCAGTATGTTTTACCGCGAAGCGCATACGGTTTGTCAAAAGCGATGGCATAACATTGGGTGGTGGCAATACACGTGGTCAAGCATTCTTTTACTTTGGTAATGATGTGGCAGGATTTGTGCAAGTGTTCAAAAAGTTTGGTAGCGTGCTAAAAAGTGTTCAATAGTGATCACTAGCGCACTTCGAGCAAG